GATCAGCGGCGCGTGACGACCGGCCTCAACCGGCAGAACGCGAAGAAGATCACCCAGGTCGTCGCGTCCACCGCGGATTTCCAAACGAAGTCGGTCGAAGCGGCCTACATGGCGGTCTGCCATCCGGACCTCGAGACGGACATCCGCAGCATGGCGGGATTCGTTCCCGTCGCGAGCTACGGCCCGCACACCTCGGTCTTCGAGAACGAGATCGGAACTGTCGAACAGGTCCGCTACCTCACCTCGACGATCATGCTTCCGTTCGCGGATGCCGGTGGCGCGAAGGGTGCTCTCCGTTCCACGAGCGGCACAAACGCCGACGTGTATCCCGTTCTTATCTTCGGCCGCGACGCCTTCGGTATCGTGCCGCTGAAGGGCAAGAGCGCAATGACGCCGATGGTCGTGAACCCGAAGCCGTCCGCGGGCGATCCGCTCGCGCAGCGCGGGACCGTGGGGTGGAAGCTCTACACCACGACCGTCATCCTTCAGGACGCCTTCATTGCTCGCCTCGAAGTTGGCGCCACTGCCTAATGAGTGACGGGGGCTTTGGCCCCCGCCCCTCGGCGGCAAAACCTTCTCGGGAGTTACGAACATGGTCGACAGCATCGATATCTCAGTCCACGGCTCCAACCTCGGATCCGGCAACATCGCGGGCAATACGGCGTATGCCTTCTCCGCGCGCCTCATCGCGCTCAACTTCTCGAGCCTCGGCAATGCCATCAACATTCCGCTCGCTCAGGAGCCCTTGCGCGTCACGGTCCTCAACGAGACCGACACGATTCTGTGGGAATGGCGCCGCGGCATGGCTGCGACCAAGACCCTCAAGACCACGGGCACCCCGACTGTCGCGATCGACACCGGCTCGGCCATCGTGGTCACGAAGCAGGATCCCGGCAAGTTCCTGCTGGCTCTTTCGGCAACGCTCGCCGCAAACGGCAAGGCGTTGACGGTCATTATCGAAGCGTAATTGGGCGGGGGACTTCGGTCCCCCTACCGCCATGCGCGACTACCCGGAGCCTTGTTGCAACATGGGCGAGTTTTCCATCCGCATCGAGCGCGCAACGAACGGTTACGAGGTCTCCGTGCGGGATCCGAAGATCGTCAAGGCGAACGAGAAGCGCGACTACAGCAGCAAGAATCCCACCCCCTACCGCGACCCCAATCGCGAGTACGTGTTCAAGACGCTCAAAGAGGTTCTCGATTGGCTCGGAAAACACGCGGACAAGGCGCTTCCGGCCGACGAGTTCGACAGCAGCTTCGACGCTGCACTTGCAGAAGAAGGGTGACTATATGACGAGTGCCTCCCCGGCGTTCAAAGTCCAAAAGCCGTCGACGGAAGTTCCCCCGATCGGCATGCCTGAAACCGTGCGAGTCATTCTCGACGAGAACGAGCACATTCCGCCGAACGGCCAGTACTTCGGCATCAACGGCACGGGGTATCTCCTCAAAGCCGGTATCGAGGCGAACGTGCCGAAAGGCATCGTCGATATCCTCGACAATGCCATCGAAACTGTGCCAATAGTCGATCCGGACACCCGCCGGGTTGTCGGATGGAAGCAGAAGAGGCGGTACGGGTACAGCCGCCTCTCGTGAGGTGGACCCATGCGAGTCGGCGATCTTCTGGAGGAACTGCGGGAAAACATCCTGCACGACCGCTCCGACCAGGTTGACGGCAACGCATCTGACCGCTTGTGGTCGGATAAAACCCTCGTTCGCTACATCAATGAGGCTCAGCGGCGCTTCTGCCGCCGGGCGCTCATCTTGCGCGATGGATCCACGCCCGATGTGACGCAGGTCGAGCTCACCGCCGGGGTGGACCAGTATGCGCTGCACCCCTCGGTGATCGCGGTGCTCTCCTGCCGGCGATCGACCGATCGGATCGACATGACGCGTGCCGGCCACGACGCCTTCAGCGCATATCGCGTGCCAGACTTCCGCCTCTTCGACCCGAGCACGATCTCGAATCTGCCGCCCGGCAAGCCGCTGGCCTGGAGCACCGACGAGGAGCTCACGGCCGACGATGAAGGCTCGGTCACAGTGGTGAACCTGCGCCTTTACCCGGCGCCCAGCAGCGCGTTTCTCGACAACCTACAACTTCGTGTCCTTCGTTTACCGCTGCAGGATCTGACGGTCGATGATCTCGAGGCCATCCCGGAGATCCCGGAACAGCATCACCTCGAGATCCTGGACTGGGCCGCTTATCTCGCGCTGCGTATCGACGATATCGACGCCGGTTCTTCGAACCGCGCGAAGGAATTTCGTGACTCGTTCGAGGATCATGTTAATACTGCTCGCAAGGAAATGATGCGGAAGCTGTTCACGCCTGCGCAGTGGGGCTTCGGCCGCGGCGGATGGAGTTGGGAGCGCTGACATGGCTGGGATGCTTGACCCCGTTACCAACGCTGCTCCGGCGCAGCAACCCCCGGCAATGCCTGTTGGCGTGCCTGCTCCGGACAATTCGGATGCCGCGTTCCAGGCGCTCGGCGGGGCGGCGCCCGGTGGTCTATCGATCCTTGGTGCTGCAGCGGCCGGCCTCGGCAAGTTTCTCAGCGCCGCGCCCCTGACGTCGAGTGCGGCCCCCGCGGCTGCACCAGTCCCGGCATCAAATAACACGACGTCGGCAGATGTTGCTGCCGCACCCGTGCCGAAGGCGGTGCCGGTGCCCCCGGGCTTCGCCAATCCACACCCGACGAACACGCTCGCGGAGCATGTGACGCGTCATTTCGGCACGCCGATGAGCACGTTCCAGACGCGCGAGCACGACCCGGCGTACATGACGCTCGAGGACGCGATACACGCGAACCGGCACCTGACCCCGCTGGACATCCAGGCCTCGACGCCGCTCCTGCCGCCGCAGCTGAACCCGCATGACCAGATGGTGGGCGAGCTGCAGTCGATCGCGCACGGTGAGCGAACGTCGGCGCTGGCGAACGCCAAGTCGGCGCAGGACATCATCGCAGCAAACAACGCGTACTGGGACCGGGTGAAGGCGATCATCGCCCCGCCGCTTAACCCGGATGCGATGAGCAACTATCTGGCAACGCTTCTTCGGCAGAAGGCTACCGCCGGCGGCATGAAATAAGGACCGGTCTCGTGGCTGTAATTGATCCGAACGCCGTCGCGGATGACAGCACGCCGGATTGGGTGCGACAGCTTGGAACCCTCCAGGCGACCGCGCCGACGCCGCAGCCTGCCGTGCCGCCCGCCAATAATCAGAACCTGTTAGCCGCCGGACTAACTACTGGCTGGCATCAGCTCGTCGGCGCGCTCGGTAACACCGGCGAGGCCCTTGGCGCGCTGACCGGCTGGCGTGGTCTTCAGGACTATGGTCACGGCGTCGCAGAGAACCGGGAGAAGCTCGCGGCCGCTTCGGCGCGCCCGGATCTCGAGCAGGCGTCCTGGCTGAACCCGTCGAAGGTCGGGTACGAGGTCGCGAAGGCCGTGCCGAGCATCGGCGGGATGCTCGCGACCAGCCTGGTGGTTCCGGAAGCGGCGATCCCGGCGGGGGTGGCCAAGGTCGCTGCCTCGGCGCCGGCGTGGCTCCGCGGCGCGGCTACAGGTGAGAAATTCGCAGCGCACGTACTCGGGGGCGCCCTCGGCGCTTACCCGATGGCCGTCGGCGCCAACGTCGAGCAAGCCAAAGCCGCGAACGGCGGCGAACTGACCCGCGGCGCAGCGGGAGCAGCCTTGGCAGCCGGTGTTCCGGAGGCAGCGCTTGCTGGTGCGACGCCCGCGGCCATCCGCGATATGGACTTCGCCTCGATAGGAGGCCCAGGGGCGGCCGGTCTGGCGAAGCGGCTCTTGGCGCGCGCCGGCGCCGGTGCCACGATCAACGCCCCGCAGGCGGCGCTTATGACTGCGGTCTCGCAGCAGTTCGGCCCCGACAAGCCGATGACCGAGCGCGCGAAGGAAATCGTCGACAGCGCGATCGGCGGCGGCATCATCGGCGGCGCTGCCGGCGCCGCGTTCCATGCGTTCGCGCGCCAGGCACCGAAGGATGTGGACCTCGACAAGGCCACCGATATCCCGGGCGTGACGACGCCGGACCCGACCGTTCAGCCGGAGCCCGCGCCCGCGGCGCCGGAGCCCCACCCGATGGACGCCATGCCGGCGGAGGAGCTGCTGCAGCTGCATCAGGAGCTCAGCGGCAAGGATGAGCTCACGCAAGAGGAACAGTCCCAGCTGGCGCTCGCTCAAGAGCAGCTTGCGCGCCGCACGATGCCCGGCCGCGAACCGGGCGAGGGCCCGTTGTTCACGCCGGAAGAGGTGGCGACTCGCGCTCAGCAGGCGCAGGAATTCACCGATCGATTCTCTGCGGAAAACCCCGGTATCCCGAAAGACAGTCCCCTCCGGACCAGCTTGATTACCAGCGAGCCGGAAGCGGTCAACATGATCGAGCGGCTGCTCAATCAGAAGGCCGAGGCCGGGAACATCCCCGGCTGGCTCACGGATCTCGCGCAGAAGTACGAGATCGCCGACAGCACCGGCGCGCCGATCGACCTGCAGGCGAAGATCGCCGAGCAGGACGGTAAGCTGGCGCAGCTAAAAGAGGGTGCTGGCTCGCCGGAGGAGATCCAGGCGGCCGAGGATGAGCTCGCGCGCCTGAAGGACCGGCAGGATCTGCGCGCCAAGGCCGCGGAGCTGGTCGCCGAGGATAAGACGGGAGAGGCGCCGGCGGAGGAGGCCGTGCCGGAGACCCCGCCGAAGCCCGACCTGCCGCCGGAGGCTCTGGAGCGGTGGGACAATTTGTCGCTCCTCGCCAAGGAACTCGCTGACGACCCGGAAGCCGCGGCCAAGGCGCAGCAGCTTGCCGACTCGATCGTCGGTTCGAAGGGCACGAAATACCTGAAGGCGGCCGATCGCTTCACGCGGCAGTACGCCGATGATCTCGCGGCCGCGCGCCAGAAAGAGGCGATGGGGCCGACGGCGAATGACAACGATCGATCCAAGGAATCGATCGCGAACGATAACCAGGCCGGCGCCGGCCAGGCGAACGACAACACGCCGCCGCTGACCCGCGGCGAGGAGCCCGGCACGTT